TCACGACTGCGCGCGCATTACCAACACACCATGTCATTAAGCCTTGGCCTGCATGGTAAAGATTACCTTCAGCAAGTTTTCGTTCTGCGGTGAGAATATAGCCCATCAATTTAAAGCCCTGAGCTACTGCAATGAGCTTATCTTCAGGAATGCCTGCATCGAGCAAGCCATCCAGTAGACCACCCAAACCAAGTGGGTCCAGTCCTATTTTGTCGAGCTTTCCTGAGTCATATACCTTTTTTGCAATCAATGCGAGCTGGTCAATATCATCACCAACACGATCAACAATGGTCAGACTGCCTTCCTTTTCATAGTCAGCGTACTTTGGCGCATTCTCTTTACGTCTTTCGACTGCGGTTTTGTTGCACCAAGCATGATTCCAGAGCCACCAGATTCGAGAATTTCCCTTTAGCCTACCAAGAGCACTAAACCCCAAAAGATCGTCGAGCCCCCCACCATCCAAACCAAGTGTGATTACGTCTGATTTTTCAATCAATCGATCAAGTGTGATTGTATCTCTGGCTTGTTGCAGCCAATATTCAGCACCAGCCCAGCGGTTAGCACGTAGGTTTAAGCCAATTGGTACGTTTAAGTGTTTTGCAAGGAAGTCACGCAGCGATTCTTCGCCAGCGTCTTTAACCTTCTCAAATTCGTTAATCAGGTAATCAAGATCAACCGATGCACCTAAATTTGGATTTGTTACATAGAAATTCTCAGTCTTTAAGTGCTCACCTGCTTCGAGCATCCATTCAGGAAACTCGTAAATCAGCGGCAAGAACTGAGGATTGACTTTTACACCGTCCCGAATATCACGCGCATAATCCAGCAGCTGCTTAAATACACCGCATGGCGTTTCATCTGACATGGTAGACAGGTAGATAACACAACCTTCAGGACGCGATGCCAGGCCACCTTTTGCTTCACGAAACATCGATTCAGCATTTGATCGCTTCCCAAACAACCAAACCTCGTCAATTAGGATGATTGAAGCCTTTTTACCCGCAGCAGCATTACTTTCCGCAGCAATCACTTTTAAGGTCGCATTGGTACCCAAGTGAGTGACTGTTTTGGTGTGCTCGGAGATATTGAACATTTCCTGTAGTTCGGGATCTGCTTTTATAAAGTCTCGGATCGGGTTAAATGAGTTATCAGCAACCTCTTTTGTCGGTGCCAGAATGATGAGTTCGGCCGACATACGATCATTTAAGATCAAGGCCACCATCATGATTCCAGCCGCAATCGTCGACTTGGTGTTTTTCTTAGAGATCAGCAGGAAGAATTCACGAATTAAACGCTTCTTCTGCTTTGGGTCATAAGCACCAAAGATTGCTCGGACAAATTCAATAACCCATGGCAATGTGACTTCGCCCATTTTTGGGCTACCCATTACATCGACCAGAATTAATTCTTTAAAAATCCGCTCTGCTACATCAGCCACTTCTGGAAAAAGCGGTTCACATGGCATGAGTGACTTTTTAGCGACAATACGTTCCTCCCAGTCTGGGCAGGATGTTGTCCATTCTGGGAGCATTGCTGACATAAATTTAACTTCTCAATTGTGAGCCCAATGTCCCAAACTTCCCACCTTGAGTGGCTTTTTTGGCTTCATCGGCTTTGGTTTCTTTCTTGCCTTTTTCAGCAACCTTGCCGTGGAAATATGGAAGGGCTGCTTTTGCTGCATCCATTCGCAATTTCATATCTTGAACCGGATCAGTCCAAATCTCTTCTAAAAATTTGAGCGGGTCAGCACGACTACCAGCAGTTTCAATGTCTTTTTTGGTGATAATTGGCTTCGGATCGGGTTTAACATCAGTGTTAACATCTTTAACACTTTCAAGTCGCTCAATATGAGCAATCACATCTGGATCTTTCGCCATTCTTGAGC